TGGTGCGACTTTCACCGGTACAGTCGACTTAATGCCGGGCGAGAATAACATCGTTGTACCAAAATTCGGTATAATTTCGGTAAAGGGGCGGTCAAAATATCTACAAGGCTGATGTTCTCACAATAGTGAAAGGTGGGTGACCTTGCAATGAACGACGAAGAGAAGGAACTTAGTAACATCAAGAATCGTGTCACAATCTTAGAAGAAAACATGGAAGCTATGCAAACGCTTATCAACTATCAGCTGTCGATTATCAACAAGGATGTTGGCGAGCTCAAAGATGGCATGAACAAGCTACTTAACAACGGCGTACTCGATAGCAAGGTAGAAAAGCAAATTATGGTGATGAGCGGCAAATTCTTCTGGAAAGTCTTTACCGGCGTTTTACTTGCTACGTTAACAAGCGGTGGATTGTTTGGCATACTGTGGCAGGTCTTGACAAGGCAGTGATGCAAATTGGATATAAATATGCGGCACTTTGCCTTTCCACAGTTTGAGGAAGTAGAGCTCGTCCCGATCTGCGATTTGCATATTGGTAGCGAAGCTTTTGACCTCAATTTGATTAAGAATACTCTAAAATATGTGCGTAGTAAGGAAAATGCTTTTATCGTTTTACTCGGCGACATCTTAAATAACACAATTGTTGACTCTGTTGGTAATAGTTATCAGGAACGAATGACACCACAAGAGCAATTGAATTATGCGATACAGCTATTTGCCGACATTAGGGATAGATTGTTGGCTTGCGTGTCAGGAAATCATGAGTTTCGTAGTGAGAAGAAGGCGGGCATTGATTTGTCTTATACACTTGCTATGGCTCTCAATGTCCCGCTTTATGATAGAAATATCGGCGTATTGGATATTTGTGTGGGCAGTCGTGGGCGATCTAGCCTTAGACGAAAGAATTACGAGGTTGTTATTTATCATGGTACGGGCGGCGGTAGACTCACAGGGTCTAAAGTCAATGCCGCAGCTAAGATTTCAGAGATTATACCAGATGCTGATGTGTACCTTAGCGGGCATGGACACTTTATGACTTCTGTGAAGGATAAGGTGATGCTCATCGATAGACACAATAAGACTCTATTTGAACGTGAACGCTGGTTTATTACTGCCCCCGCTTATGTGGAGAAAGAGGAGTATGCGTTACGCAATTTGGCACATCTTAGTGCTTCTGGAATGGTCGTCGTGACGTTGAAGAATGAAGAGAACAACTCTATTAACGTTCAGCAAATTTGATGGGAGGCGATGCCATGTTTTGGACTGTTGTAGCTGTTTCAGCGGGCGTTGTTGTGTTAATCGCTTGTGCCGTTATTTACACTGCTAAGCATAAGCCAACACCTGTAGAAAAGAAACAAGACGAGTTAGACGCTTTGAAGGCAGCTCAGGAAAAACTCGAAAAGGAGGCGGGCGAAATTGAGAATCAGAAAACTTTTGATAACGTTAATGATGCTATTAAGTATCTCAACGATAATGTACGCAAACGCCTCTGATACACAGCTTATCTTTCGATCTGACGATGGACGATATTATCTCACAGAGGAGTCTGTTATTGCACTGGCAAATTATATTAAACAGCTTGAGGATTTGAACAAGAATTATGGGGCGCAAATTGACAATTTGAAAAAGCAGATCGACAATCTCACACAGCAAACTGATTTGCTCAAAGCAGAAAATGAGAAACTAAAAGCGGAGTTAGAACAACAGAAACAGCAAAAGCTTGTGTGGACGGTCGTTGCTACACTTGCTGTCGGTGGTGTGCTCTATATCTTTGTAAAGTGAGGCGAGAGTGATGGAAAAACTAACAAGTAGAAAGTTCATCCTTGCGATGCTACTAACCGTCATCTTTACATTCTTGATTTGGTTTGGCAAAATAGGTAGTGACGACTACATCAACGCAATGATGACACTCTTTGGCATTTATTCAGGTGCGAATGTGGTGACTAAGTTCTTTTCAACAAAGGGCGGCGACAAGCAATGAAGCTTGAACAGCTCTTTGTGAAGTACAACTATGACAAGGGACGAAGTGGATACGGTGTTGATTTCATCATCATACACGATACAGGAAACACGCAACGAGGTGCTAATGCTTATAGTCAGTATCTATATTTCAATGGCGGCGATAGGGGACGCTCTGCACACTATTTTGTGGACGACAACGGCGTCATTCAAATCATCCGTGATGAGGACGCTGCATGGCATTGTGGCACGTCTAACCCACCTGTTATCGATGGTAAGAAAGTGCTCAACAGAAACACGATAGGCATAGAAATTTGCGTCAATGAGGATGGCGACTACTTTAAGGCAGTTCAGAACGCAATCACGTTGACAAAGATGCTAATGTCAAAGTACGCTATACCTCTATCGCACATTTTAAGACACTATGATGTATCAAAGAAGATATGCCCGCAAAGTATGTCAGGATACAACGGGCAGACGTATACATGGATAGTTTGGAATTGGTTTAAGAAACAGCTTTGATTGCCCAGCCAGTGTCGAAATCCCTCCTTGTGCTCTCCTACGCCCCTTGGGCACTCTAAGCCCGGGGGCTAAAGGGGGCATATCAATTCAAATTGTACCCTTGGCTATTGTTGTAAAGTATGCCAACGTTTGCAATCGTTTGTTACAATTAAACATATACCGACAGAAAAAAGATGTGCCCGCTATGTGCTCAGATATGTTTCTCACGTGTGGTGTGAATGTATACATAAGCCACATTAAGAAAACACTTTGAGATAATGCGGGCCTTCTTATTTGTTGTGCCTTTATGTATAGTGTTTACAATAGGCATAAATAAACAACATTGGTGAATCGCCCACGTAAATGTTTTTCACTCATTTGAGTCTTTTGACATCGTATATGTTTTATATCATTCATAAGACTCACATACATATGTCTCTACATAGTGGCGATACACATTAGTGTTTATGCCATTTAGAGAGATACAGGTATGCTATATTATGAGATATATACACAGACGGTGTGCATAAGAATGTCTCTATATAATGGCCATAGACATAGTATTTATGCCATATTTAGAGACATCTCTTTGCATGGTATAGGCATATAATATATACTGCCAGCAACTTGTCAACTGATTGGCAACCAATTATTATATACCTATATATGCAAAAAGTATAGTATTTATCTATATCTATAAAAAATATATAAATATAGAGTTGACTAGTTCCATAGGTTGACATATATATATACGGAGAGTAGAAATCATATACCCCTCCTACCCCATATGGGGGGGGAAATGAAAGAGGGGGTAGGGGGTGTGTACCATATACGTATACATATAGTATACATTTGACTATATATTTTGAAAAAGGCCCTTTTTTGACCCATATTTTTCTCACCTATATAGGCATGAATAAAGGGGTTAGGTCAATTTTGCATAATATATATATATGTATATTTTTGCTGGAACTTGGTCAACTTGTCAACCGACGGGGTTGCAAGTGTCATAAAGCTAGTATTCAAGCCACTTTAAGGTATCAGTAGTTGGTTGCCACTTTCACTCTTAGAGGTAGATTGGTTGCCGCAACCATCGTAGAACAAGTATTCATGCTGGTTCACGAATGATTTTGTATGTATATAATATGCGTATAACATCGTGCCACTTGGCAACCGAGAGCATGAAATGTGACATAAAGCTAGTATTGATGCGGAGTTTAGCAGTGACAGAACAGGTTGCTTTTTGATATAGGTAGCCAATAATGTGGTTGCCAATTTAGTCAACTAAAAAAAAGACCCCGAGCCTAAGCTCAGGGTCAAAGTGTCGTTGGGGGGGTACTGTGGGGAATTAATCTATTTGTGAGTCGTTCGTATCTTCAATATCGCTTATATAGCTTGCTGGGATGAATACCACGTGTACTGCCGTGTTCTTTGCGTCTTTTGACTTGCTCTTCTTAGCGCCGGGCACGTTAAGTAGTAGACGTTTGACTTGTTCTTTGGTTAGCTGTGCATAAGCGGTATCTCTAAGCAATTCGTTCTTGACAGAGAATGGGTTAATAGCAATCCACTGATCATCATTTTTGTCTCTAACGAGCCATACGCCTTTTCTAACGATACTGCGGGCGTCTCTTGTAATAGCCTCATATACAAATTGTTTAGATTGTTCAGAATAATCGGTTGCGCCGTCTGGTAAAACAGAATGAAGTAAAATGGTATTAAGCAATTCAGTTGCTTCGTCAACGGTCTCTCTGCTTTGCACGAATCTTGGCAGATCGAAAAAGCTTGAACTAGCAGGGTCGATAACGCCGATATAAGCAAGCAAAGCGTGGGCATAACCTATATTATCTGCTAATCTATCGTTGTGGTGTCCTAAGAACAATTTCCTATAGCCTTCAATATCGTCCCAAGCCTCAAACAAAGCTGGTATAATTCTTTCTATTGAGACAGACAGGGAATCGATACCGACGAACTTATTGCTATCGAATGTATTTGCAAGGTGAAATTCAACGATACGTGAGTCAACGGCGGCAGTCTCGGGGCTTAATACAACTGCGTTATACCATAACATATGAGCAACGTCATAAGATATGGCTTCCTTATTTGGGCTACCACGAGTCACATCTCCGCCACTACTTGCAATTTCCATTGTAGTCATGAACTCCAAAGTCCTTCTATTTGGCTCGAAGTTATCAAGAATACCTATACAAGAATTTCCGCTAAGTTTTTGAATAGCGCCATAAGCTGTAGAATTGCCAAGCTTGACTATAAGCTTGCCATATAGCTTTTCTAAAACATTGTTGAAGAACCAAGTTTTACCAGTTCGAGGTCTACCAGTAATCCACAAGGAAGGTCTCCAAGTCATAATTCTTTGAAACGGTGCAAGCATAATAAATGCGGCTAGATACTTAGGTGCGTCTGGTGACTCCCAATGCCAGCACGAGAGAATCTTTCTAAGCTTATCGAACTCCTCATACAAATCGTGCATAGGTGATTCTGACTTTGCAAGCTTATCGGTATTAAGCCATTCAACTGCATTGCGTACATTGACTATTTTGTCGCCTACAAGCGGTGTGTGAGAGATTTCAAACTGGAAGCTTTCCGACTTAAACGTACGATGAACATTGATAACTCGGCTTCCGTTTACTATAAAATACTCGTTGCCACTTCTACTTGCGAAAATCCCATTGCCGATAGTTTGTTTTGCGTCAATTCTAGATCGGCTAACCATTCTAGGAAGTTTACTAAGCAAAAGGACAGCCTCATCTCTAGACAAGCCGAACTGTGCCTCTGCCTTCTTAGTTGTTAACTTATCAATATCGATAGTGAGCAATGCACCCTCTTCGGGGTTATAGAAAACATACTCTAAAGCATGTGTCATCCCAAGCACAAGCCACTTGACATCACCGTTCACGCATGGTATACTAGTGTTGACATCGATGGTAATTAAATTGTCTCGTATTTCGAGGCCTTCAGAGCCTTTTTTCTTCAGCTTACCAGCCATACGGGTAACCTCCTTTTGCGGCGACTAAGTTCGCCGTTAGTTTTCTTGTTTTTCAAAAGCCTTCTTAAGTTCCTCAGACACAATCTTTGCGACTTCTTGTGCGAACTCTTCTATAACTTTCTTTGCGACTTCCTGTGCTAACTCATCTACGGGCTTATTGGCTTGTTCAATTGCGGCCTTAGCCCAATGTCTTTCTTGATACAATCTAACCTTATCTCTGTTTCTTCTAGCCCACTCTCTATGATACGCATTTCGGGCCTCTCTAGCCTTATCGTCCATACCTTTACACCTCCTTTCTTAGATTAATCCATTATATCATGTTATTTAATAAATGTCAATACTAAAATAACAAACTCCATTCAATTGTTCTCACTACAATTATAGTATACGACTTATCAAATAACGTGCAGTATAAAAATCATTATCTCGTTCTATTTTATATTAACACTTTGGTTTGCACTAAAGTGGGGGTATGCAAAAATATAATACCACCAAATTTGAAAAAAATCAAGTCATCTTATGTCTAAAAGTATTGACAATATTTCTGACAAGGTGTATAATTATGTTGATGAGAAATGTTAATATACTACCGAAAGGGGGCTGATGGTATGGAAAAGATAAGTTTGAGAGATTTTGTGGAAAGCATTGATGTTTCAGCATGGTGGTGGAGTACGTTAGACGATTTAGACATCATTGAGGACTTAGGAGACGGACGCTACATAGCGCAATTTTCTGCAAAGCAAGTGATTAACGACGAGCCGACTTTGTATGTGATAGACGCAGACGCTGGCATGATTGAAGATGAAGAAGGCAACGTATATCAAATAACAGACTGGGGCAACGACATAACCGTATACTGTGAAGTTGCTGAGACTGATTATGGGATAGAAGTAGTTGACACGAAACTAACTGCAGATTTTTGATGTTAATTAAGTGTATAGCAAAATAGACTAAGGGAGGCGATTGAATGACATTAGAAGAGTTGAGAATCTTGTATGGATACAGCATTTCGAGGGTAGCGAGAGAGTTGAAAGTGACACGCATGACGATTTATTTGTGGGAAAGTGGAAAGACGATGCCGAACGCAAGCCATTTGCGGCGGTTATCCAAATTATACGGTATAAGTATGGATGAGTTATTAGAAGTGCTTGAACACACACGACAAAAGGAGGGATAAAACATGGCAAAAGTGGCACATGGAACGGACTTAGATAAGATTATAGAACTATTAGACAGAGAGGACACGACGATAGTATATGTATTTGGCAATTCGTGGCCGAGAGTAGCGACTGACGGGGCATTTATAGTAGCAAAATTTCTTATAGACTCATATGACGAATACAACTATTTAGAGTTCATCAAGGCATATGCTAACGACGGGCAGTATTCTTATATTGTGCCTAGACCAGTATCAATACCAAGAAAACTAATTAATGCATTAAAACGTTCAGAGTGCAGGTCAATAAAGATACATGGCACTTCGCATAATGTCACTAGTCTACTACGCAGTGTATACTACGAAGCACAGAAAGAGACATGCAAAGTTGTATATGTAGCGGACGAAAGCGAGGCCTATGCGGCGATTAATGCTTTTAGAAACAAGTATAATTCTGTAGTAAATACCCTAATTATAGCCAAATTTCATGATGACAGTTACAATCTTGACGAACTTGACTTTCTTTGGTGGTGCGATGCCCCAATTTGGTATCCGTACCCAATCCCTATAGACGAGTTAGCGTCGACTGAAGAATTGAAAGCCATATTAGTCAGTATCAAAGACAAAATATATTGGAAAAACTATCAGACGAATTTCGATGAGATTATCTATGGTATAGACTTTGGGTATAATAACCCAACTGCTTGTCTTAGAATCGGCTTGAAGGATGGCAATATCTACATACTCGACGAACTTTAGGGGGGGGATAGCTATGAAATTCAAGCGTAAATGGCGCGTTCGGGTAACAGAAAGCATTATGACAGGAAAGAAAATATGGGAAGTATATTCGCCGTTTGTAAAGCCAATTGAGTCGTTGAGATTTCCATATGACGATACGAAGGCACAAATAACAGTTAGATTTGATGGAGATATTGAATTGGTGGCGATTAAATTTAGTGATTCGTGCAATGTCACTGGCACAACAATCAACAAGCACGACCGACTTGTAACTGCGGCAATTAGATGGGATAACAAAATTGAAGAATTTAGTTTAGTACAAACGCGATTAAGCCCATATCTAGTATTTCTAAGTGCCTCAAAGGTGATAGACAGGTTATGCACATCTCAGCTGATGATAATAGAATTAGACTGGTACTTTGATGGGCCAGTGCACTTCAAATTCGATTTAACAGGTGTAGCAGACCTCATTTGGCGGGCAAAAAAAGAAGCCTTATCTCAGCGATAAGACTTCTAACAAATATGTGCGCAAAGGGATAATTAATCAAACCACCATAAAATAATCCTGTCAATATAATACTGTGTGGTATAATTAAACTGAAGGAGGGGCAATCATGGCACTGCAAATATATAAGGTACACATCACATTTAAGCCTGATAGTTATGTTAGGCTGTATTTAGATGAGAACCGTAAAGTGTGGCTCACTATAATATGGACATATGACAGAGTCAGATCAAGTGCCTCGTCGTCGGTGTATATAGACGGTAAAATAAGCGAGCGATTATTCGTAGAAAAAATATCTAGGAGTTGCGATGCATTATACATCGATTTAGAAGTCAGGATAGACGGGCACAACATTCAATTTGCAGTTAAAGACCTAGTGACAGGCCAAATGGGTGTCAGCTCAGGGTATAAATTTGGTTTCCTAAATTGCGAGCTCGTAGATGCCGAGATAACGTACATCCATAAAGCTGATACAGTAGAAACTTTAGCGAGGGCACGTAGGAAAGAGTTGCTCAAACAAAAAATAATGGATGCAGAGGAGGCCAATTTATGATAGTGCCAAGTGTTAATATACTATATGGTGGTGAGCAATATTATGGAAATTGAAGTAGACGATGAGATGCTGGAAATATTGAGAGAGATAAATGAGATGCAAAACAGCGCCAAAGTTCAGCCAGTAGACACAAGCAAGCTCAACGTAGTGGGTCAGCTAACGCTGGCCTCACTACTTAACCAAGCAAAGAATCAAGGCTTTTCAATTATCAAAGAAACAATAATACTAGACAGCAAAGACTACTATCCATATTGTGAGATTTTGTTCGATAATAATTTAGCGGGGGATAACAACATTCAAATAACTTTACTTGTTAATTTACTAACACAGCAAGTATGGGAGGTGTAAACTGTGGCCGATATAATTAATAACTTAGTACAAATCCGTACTGCATATCTCCTACAAGTATTAAGAGAACTTTTGAAAATGCAAGAAGAAGTCTCTAAGCTTGTGCAAAACATCGGAGACGATAGCAAATGAAGCCAAAACGACGCCAGAAAGGGATACCTAACTCAATTTCAGACTTGACAAATGATATTGATGAGGCCTATACTAAATTAGGCACACCTAAGAAGTATAACAACAGAAAAGTTGAGATTGATGGGTATAAATTTGACTCGAAGTTAGAGGCCAAGTTTTATCTCAAACTCAAAGTACTCCTAGAAAGCGGAGAGATAGTCAATCTCATTGTCCATCCTAAATATCTCCTTCAAGAGGGCTTTGCAAAGCGGGGCAATCATTTCAATCCTATCTATTATGTAGCTGATTTCCAAGTAGAGTATCCTGATGGCACAATTAAGGTGTATGATACTAAGGGAATAAAAACTGACGTGTATAAATTAAAGCGTAAACTATTCGAGTATAGATACCAGAATTTGGAGATTGAAGAAGTCAAGAAATGCTAAAAGAGGTGAGCGATGTGTCTGAAAATAAAATCGGCGCAAAAGGTAAATTAACACCTGAATTAATAGAGAAGGCAGCTGATATAATAGCAAGGGGCAACTATGACAAGGTTGCTATGGATATTCTTGGAATAAGTAAACCTACATGGTATAGATGGATGCAACAAGGTGAGGTCGACGAAAATAAAGGAATAAATAGCTTAGAAAGAGACTTCTTTAACTCTATCAAAAAAGCAGAGGCTGATGCTATAGATAGAAACCTCACCATTATTCAGCAAGCTGCAGACAAAGGCAATTGGCAAGCGTCTGCGTGGTTTCTTGAAAGGAAGTATCCTGAGCAGTGGGGCAAGCGTGACAATGTTAATTTAACTTCAGACAAGGATGGCTTCAAAATAGAGGTGCGGTATGTTGACAGCCGAGACGACGCAGAGCGATCCGAATAACGCTGTGCACGACGTGATAGGCAAAACGTATAGATTTCTACAACGTGCGAGGGCAAAAGAAGTAGTAGTCTATGGCGGGGCTGGAAGTGGCAAATCTTATACTGTGGCCCAATTTCTTATTATAGAGAAGCTACTTAATCAGAAGAACAAGCATTTATTAATTGCAAGGAAGTACAATCCGAGCCTACGTTTAACTTCATACCGTCTAGTTATAGACATACTAAATAAGCTTAATGTGCCATATATAGAGCACAAAGTGGATCAGACGATAGAGTTGCCAAGACGCAACGTAATTTTCTTCAGAGGGATAGATGAGCCAGAGAAGATCAAGTCCTCAGAGTTCAACTATATATGGATGGAAGAGGCGACCGAGTTCGAGTACAATGACTACTTACAGCTGAAGCTGAGATTGAGACGTGCGACTGAGACCAAGAATCAGATGTATCTCACGTACAACTCGCTCGATGGGTGGACAAAGAAGCAATTCTATGACAAGGTAGACAAAGACGTAGAAGTATTGCACACATGGTACAAGGACAACCCATTTCTAGATCGAGAGTACATACAGACGCTGGAAAAATTGATAGAACAAGACGAAACATTTTACAGAATATATGCGTTAGGCGAATATGCGGCATTGAAGAATAAAATCTATAGTAACTACACTATTATAAGTGAATTGCCTACGAATTTCGATGAGATAATTTACGGTCTGGACTTCGGTTATAATAATCCAACAGCATGTTTGAAGATAGGAATCCGAGATAATGACATCTACGTGCTTGATGAATTATACGAGCGATACAAGACAAATCAGGAGTTAATTGACTTATTGAGGAACTTCATCACAGAACCGAATGCACAGATATATTGTGACAGTGCAGAGCCACAAAGAATAGAAGAGTTAATTCGGGCTGGCTATTATGCCACACCGTCAGATAAAGATGTCAAAGCGGGCATAGACTTTCTTAAACGGCATAAGATCTACATCTCCGAAAACTGTACCAACATGATAAAGGAGATCGAAAGTTACAAATGGAGAGAGGATAAAGAGGGTAACTTGCTCGAAGAACCGGTGAAGTTTTTGAACCACACGATGGATGCACTAAGATATGCAGTATACACACACTTGTGTCGTATGCAAACGAAAATCTTCACCAAAGATGAATGGGGGGTATTCTGATAATGTCAAGCCCAAACGAGATACTTAAGTTACTAAATACGAGTTATGCACTTCAACAACAATCGAGGGCAATACAAATGTACGACCTCTACTATGGTCGGCACAAGATACAGAACAAGCCCGATAAGATTGTTGGTGATGAAGCCTTCCGTACATCGAAGGTAATGCTCAACTACTATAAACTTGCAGTAAAGTTCTTCGTCTACCTCATTCTTTCACAGCCGGTAAAGGTAACACATCCAGATGAGGACTTCACTGCATTTATCAAGCAGTTCCACACATTCAATCAAATTGATAAGCACAATGCAGAGCTCTTTGAAGCCACATCCGTATTCGGCAATGCATTTGAGCATATCTTCTTTGATAGTGATGGCAATTTGAGGGTACGGCTCATCGATGGTATGGCGAGTGTGCCATTCTGGAATGACTATATGGACTTAGATTACTTTGCAGAGCAGTATAGTGAAATGGACTATAACGGTGTTGAGCACAAGATAGTCAGGATATTCACAGATGACGAGACAGCGGAGTACAACGACGGCACACAAATTAGTACAGCTATTAATCTATTTGGCTTGCCTATAGTACACTACATCAATGACATTTTCCACAGGCAAGTTAGAAGTGACTTAGAGGACTTGCAATCTATAATTGAAGAGATGGAAACGCTAATAAGTGACGTGGCCGATACTAACAAATATCATGGTGACCCACTACTTTTAGTATTCGGTCAGAGGCTTAATAGTTTGCAAGGGAAGGGCAAGATATTGAACTTTGAAAAAGGTGCAGATGCAAAGTATTTAACTTGGGATCAGAATATCGGGGCTAGTGATTGGCTTTATAACAAACTGAAGGAATCGTTCTTTGACATTGCAATGCTGCCAAGAATATTCTTTGACCCGAAATCGGTGACTAGTGTATCTGGAGTTGCTTTGAAGATGTTCTACATGGTATCGTTAGTCAGGGCACAAGAGAAGGCAATGAACTTCAAAGACGGCCTATTAAGACGTTATGCATTATTGGCAAAGGTATATGAGCTAACTAATAACTCAAAGGTAAACATCAACGACTTGAACATCGAAATATCTATCAATTTGCCGACTAATGAGAGCGAGCTTATCAATAACATATTTACAATGGTGAGTGGCGGTCTAATGAGTAAAGAGACGGCGATGCGAAAGATGCCATATATAGACAATCCAGATGAGGAAATCAAGAGGTTGATGGACGAATCACCTGACGTATATCGACTAGACGAAGGTGGAGACGATGGCACGACCACCAATTAAGCCATTGCTTGCGGAGTTTGAGAAGAAATATCGGGCTGATATACTTAATCCGTTTCTAGAGGACTTACAACGCTTACTTTTGAGTGAGGAAATCACGAGTAAAATACCCAAGAGTATAGCAACTGGCTTAGCGAAGCTATTTGAGGCACACACAAAGGAGTTTGAAGCGATGCTAAGCATATACGGTCAGAAAGGCGAACAACTTGCAATAGAGCAATTGTTAATTGATATAATGAATAGTGCTGGTGATAAAATTAAAGTAGGAAACAGAGTATATCTGATAAATCCGACCACTGGCAGAGTATTGAGGCAAATCGGGGCTGATGTTAAAACACTAGTAAACGTACGAAAGCCATTAGCATATAACACTTGGCTCAATTACCAAATTAACGGCCTAAACTTATCACAACGTGTGTGGAAAAATGCAGAGCAGATGCAGGCCACAGTTAAGAATAAGATATTAGAAACAGTATTCTCTGGTCGATCTGCTAAAGAGCTGGCAAAAGAGTTAGCAAAGAATGAACAGGTCATTGAAATCCCGAGATATATACAGAAGATGATTAGCAACGCAGAGCCTGACAAGGTAGCTAAAATCGTGGCTAACTATACTAAAGAGAAGATGGAGTACAATGCGTTGCGAGTGTCACGCACAGAGATTCAGCGAGCGTGGCGGGCAGAGTATGTAGAAAATGCTAAGCAACTAGGTTTCATCAAAGGCATTAAGTGGAATTTGTCACATCAACATGCTGGCGATGATATATGTACTGAACTTGCTACCACCGATATAGGTTTGGGGATGGGCGTATATCCACCAGACGCAGTGCCTTATAACGGTGCGCCAGCTCATCCAAATTGCATGTGTTTCCTCACCAGCGTAATTGACGAGACGCTAGTGGAATAAGGAAGGCGGTATCCGTACAAGAAATATGTGGATGGCGAGTGGAAAATCTCATGTGCAGGCTTATTGGCGGCATATAGACGAGCGATAACACAACAAGATAGTGCAATAGCTAATAAGGCAAAAGAGATAGCTACACAATCAGAGTGCTCGTGGGCAACGGGCAAATAAGGGAGGTAATTGTATGGCAGAAGAGATG